TAGGAGGTTTAAATTATGGCTGGCAATGGCGGAATAATTGGACCCCCAAACGGAGTTAACCCTGCACAAACTCAATGTGCCCAAGTAACAACATTTACTTCATCAGGTACTTTTACATCACAACCTATAACAACAGAAATTAATTATTTAGTCTTAGCCGGAGGTGGCGGTGGAGGCGGTGGTGGAACTGCTGGACCTTGTAACGCTGCGGGTGGTGGCGGTGCTGGTGGTTATAGATCAGCAGGTTATGGACCATGTGCATTACAAGGATCAACAATTTCAGTTTCTGGTGCTTCACCTTATGCAGTTGTAGTTGGTGGTGGTGGTAATGGTGGATCAGGAACAGGAGCACCTTCGGGTCATGGAAATAATGGAAATAATTCATCTTTTGCAGCGTGTACACCTATTGCATTAATTTCAACAGGTGGTGGCGGTGGAGGTTCTGGTGGAAACACTGGTACACCAACAAATAAAAATGCAAACCCAGGAGGATCTGGTGGTGGTGGCGGTGACTCTGGATTAAAAGGAACTGGAAATACACCTCCTTTTAATCCAGCTCAAGGAACAGATGGAGCAGATGGAGTTGGAGGAAGTAAAGGTGGTGGCGGTGGTGGAGCACTTACAGCAGCTTGCGGATGTGCAGGTGGTGGACAAGTACCAAATGCAATTACTGGTTCTGGAGCAAACTATGGATCAGGTGGAAATGGTGTACCTTATTCAGATCCTGGACCTTCTGGTCCTAATCAACCGGCAAACAGTGGTAATGGCGCACCTGCTGGAACTGGTGGTGGAAGTGGAGGAAATGGTGGACCAGGTATTGTAGTTATAAAAGAAGAAGCAGTTTCACTTCCAAAAAGTGCACCAGGAGTCTGGAACATGCAAACAGTTTATTGTCAAGTTTTAAATAATGATTGGGTAACAAGAACAGCAGCAGTGGATTACATGGTAGTCGCTGGTGGTGGAGCTGGAGCAGGTTCAGGTGGAATAGGTGGTGGTGGAGGTGCAGGAGGTTATCGTGCATCAGGATATGGACCAAGTCCACTTCAAGGATCAGCACAAGAATTAAGTTTAGGAAGTTATTCAATAACAGTTGGAGCAGGAGCAGCTGGTTATCATCCATCTTACTCGCCAGGATCTTTTGGTTCAAATTGTTCTGGTAAAGGAAATGATTCTATTTTTGGTACAATTACATCTGAAGGTGGTGGAGGTGGTGGTGTTGGAGGACCTTCTTCGATTGGTTATGGTGGTCCAGGAGGATCAGGTGGTGGAGGTCCGGGTGGATATACTGGAAATCCTGGAGGAGCTGGTAATACTCCCCCAACAGATCCTCCTCAAGGAAATGCAGGTGGTGCTTCAGGTCCAGTAGCTTATGCAGGTGGTGGAGGTGGTGGAGCAACCGCATCAGGTGAAGCAGGTCAACCTTCTAAAAAAGGTGGTGATGGAGGTGCAGGAGCACCTAATAATATTACGGGATCAGCAACAACATACGCAGGTGGTGGCGGTGGTGCTACTGTACCTACTGGACCAGCTGGTGGATCTGGTGGAGCTGGCGGTGGTGGAGCTGGAACTAATTGTGGACCTCCTCAGTCACCTCAAAATGCAACAGCTAACACTGGCGGTGGTGGTGGCGGTGGTGGTAATAATGCTGCAGGAAGTGGTGGTTCAGGTATCGTGATCGCAAGATCAGCAGGAATACCGGCAGGAATTTTATTAACAACAGATAGTGCACCAAATGCACCCGTTACATCTACAGATGGTTTAAATCAAATTGCAACTTTTAATGCATCAGCTAATTTAACTATTGGTGATAGTGGTGGTGGAACAGAATTTGACTACTTGGTGGTAGCAGGTGGTGGTGGAGCAATGGGTTCAGTTAGTGCGGGAAATGCTGCAGGAGGAGCTGGAGCAGGTGGTTATAGATCATCTTTCCCAGGAGGACAAAAAATTATTTTAAATCCAGGATCTAATGCAATAACTATTGGTGCTGGTGGAGCAGCAGGACCAGGGGCTGAATCTGGTGAAGGTGGAACAGGAACTGATTCATCGGTAAGTTATATTCATTCAAGTGGTGGTGGTAAAGGTGGTAACAGCTATGGATCACAACCTAGTAGAGCTGGTGGTAATGGTGGTTCTGGTGGTGGAGCAGGTGGTGGTCAACACTGCACTTCTGGAGGAAGTGGAAATACTCCATCTTTAAGTTCTCCTATTTCTCCCGTTCAAGGAAGTAATGGTGGTGAGTCTCCCGCACCTCCTTCTCCTTCAGATTCAGCTGGTGGTGGTGGCGGTGGAGCTGGTGCTGTTGGAAGTCAAGGAACTGCTAATGGAACTGGAGGTGCTGGTGGAAACGGATTAGCAAATAGTATTACAAACTCTCCTGTAACATACGCTGGTGGCGGCGGTGGCGGTGGTGGAGATGATGGTGGAACTAAAAGACCAGGAGGAGCAGCAGGAACTGGAGGCGGCGGTGCTGGTGGTCCAGGTTCACCTGGAGCAGGTTCAGGTGCAGCAGGCACAGCTAATACTGGAGGTGGAGCAGGTGGAACAGGGTATGGTCAAAATACTAGTGGGTCTGCAGGTGGATCAGGAGTTGTTATATTAAGAGCACCTGGATCAACATCTATTTCAGTTGCACCAGGAACTAATAGTATTGCAACATTACCAGGACCAGCTGGAGGATGTAAAGTAGCATCATTTACTGTATCTGGAACGTTGACAATAAGTTAAAATTAAAATATAAAATAGAAATTTAAGGAGTAATAATATGGCACATTTCGCAGAATTAAAAACAAAAGTAGATCCAACAGGATTTACATCAGATACTCATCAAGTAGTTGAAAGAGTCGTAGTTGTAGGAAACGATTGCGTTCCTTCAGACATGCACCAAGATGGTGAAACATGGTGTATTAATTTTTTTAAAGGTGGAATTTGGAAACAAACTTCTTACAATCATAATTTTAGAAAAAAATATGCAGGTATCGGAGATGTTTATGATCCTGTAAAAGATAAATTTTTAGTACAACAACCTCATGCTTCATGGTCATTAGACGCTAGTGACGATTGGCAGGCACCTATAACTAGTCCAACAATTACAGATGATGGTGCAGATCCAGTTGTGTGGAGATATATAATTTCTTGGAACGATACAAAATATCAAGCCGACAACACTAAAGGTTGGGAAGCAACTAAATCAAACGACACATCAGAAACACCTACCAAATATAATTGGAATGGCACAGCTTGGGTGTCCGAATAGGAGACTTAAGACATGGCCAGATCTAATGGCGGAATAATCGGTAAAAGTAATCAAGCTTCTTTCGGGAAGTGTACTCAGACTGTAAAAACATCTACAGGAACAATCACTACACAACCAGGAACTAGAGTTGTTCAAACAGCTATAATCGCTGGCGGTGGAGGTAGTGGTAAAGATTTTTCTGGTGGTGGAGGTGGTGGTGGTTTAAGAAATATAGAAATATCAACATTTGGTAGTTCACCAATAGTAGCAACTGTAGGGGGTGGTGGAGCAGGTTCTACGTCTCCAACTTCACAAGGAACATCGGGTGTTAATTCTACAGTTTTATATGGCGGAATAACTTATTCAGCATCAGGTGGCGGTGGAGGTGGATCAGGAGACTGTGCACCAACACAAGCTGGAGCACCTGGAGGATCAGGTGGTGGTCAAAGAGCAGGGCCATCAAATTCTGCATCAGGAACTGGTAATGCTGGAGGATTTGATCCACCAGAAGGAAATCCAGGTTCAACACCTTCAAGTAATCCTAGCACAGGTCCAGGTGGTGGAGGTGGTGCTGGGGCAGCAGGAGCTGCTACAGGTTCAGGTGGTGATGGTGGTAGAGCAGGTGGAGCAGGTTTAGATATAAGTCCATCTTTTAGTCCAGGCCTACCAAACTGTGGAGTATACGCAGGTGGTGGTGGAGGCGGTGGAACTCCCACAGCAGGAGCTGGAGGAACAGGTGGAGGTGGTGCTGGAAGAGCAAACCCAAGTCCAGGATCAGGAACTGCAGGAACAACTAATACCGGTGGTGGAGCAGGAGGATCAACTCCTGGTCAAAACGGTGCACAAGGTGGTCCAGGAATTATTATCGTAAAAGAATTAAGTAAAGCAAGTGGTGTGTGGTCAATGCAAAGTCAATTTCAAGCCAAGTCTCAAGGATCATGGCCAGAAGTAGGGTTTAATTATGACTACTTAGTAGTAGGAGGTGGTGGAGCTGGTGCTAACGCTCCCGTGCCTTCAGGTGAATCTGGTGGTGGAGGTGGAGCTGGTGGTTACAGGGCTTCAGGATATGGACCAAGTCCATTACAAGCTTCTTCAATATTTTTAACTCCAGGAGATTATGTTATAACAGTTGGCGGTGGTGGTGCTCAGGCACCAGGCCATGGACCTAATGGAAATGATTCAGTATTTAATGTTTGTGGAGTAGAAGGAACAGATAAATTTACAGGTACTGCTGGAGGAGGTGGTGGTGGATCTGGATCTTCAAATGGTAAACCAGGAGGATCAGGTGGTGGTGGAGGTGGTTCTTCGGTAGGTTCTACTTTTCCGGGTGGATCTGGAAATACTCCTTCATTTAGTCCACCACAAGGAAATGACGGTGGTAGTAATGGTCCTGGTAATAGCACAGGTATCGCTGCTGGAGGTGGTGGTGCAGGTGGTGCAGGTGGTACACCTTCGCCTGGTGGTGGTGCAGCTGGATCTGGAGTTCCTAACACAATTACAGGATCTGATGTTACTTATGCAGCTGGAGGAACAGGAAAAAATTCTTCAGGTGGTTCTGGATCAAGTGGTGCTGCTAACACAGGTACTGGAGGTGGTGGTGCTAAATCTAGCCCTACTTCCGCAGGTTGTGGTGGACCCGGTATTGTTGTTCTTAGAGGACCGAGTGCAGTTACTTTTACTGCTAGCCCAAGTCCATCAGCTACAATATCAACTCACCCAGGTGGAGATAAAATAGCTAAGTTTACAGCTTCAGGCACATTGACAATTTCATAGCAGATGCTATATTAAGTTCATAAAGACATATGAACCTAACAAACTATTATTGGTATTTTAAATCAGCAATTCCAGAACGTATCTGTGATGATATTTCTAAATACGGAAAACAACTTCAAGAACAAATGGCAGTTACGGGTGGTTATGGTGGTTCTGAAAAATTAAATAAAAAACAAATTATAGATTTAAAAAAGAAAAGAGATTCAGATATTGTTTGGATGAATGATAGATGGGTATATAAAGAAATACAACCTTACATACATCAAGCAAACGCTAGTGCTGGTTGGAATTTTAATTGGGACTTTAGTGAGTCTTGTCAATTTACAAAATATAAAAAAGGCCAGTATTATGATTGGCATTGCGATAGCTGGGACCAACCTTATCAACGACAACAAGGTGATCCATCACATGGTAAGATTAGAAAATTATCTGTAACCGTTACTTTATCTGATCCTAAAGATTATAAAGGTGGTGAGTTAGAATTTGATTTTAGAAATCTTGATCCAGATAAACCTAGAAAACCTGTAAAGTGTAAAGAAATATTACCTAAAGGATCTTTAGTTGTGTTTCCTTCTTTTGTATGGCATAGAGTATGTCCAGTTAAAAGTGGAGAAAGAAACAGTTTAGTAATATGGAACTTAGGATACCCGTTTCAATAAAGGAGAAATATGAAAAAGAAAAAAGCTAAAGCTAGAAAACAAAAAATAAAAAAAGAAGTTGTAGGTTATCCTCAACAATTACAATTAGAAGAATTTTTTAAATGTCCTATATGGTTTGCAGATGAACCGAAATTTGTAGATAGTTTAAATAAAGCATCAGACAAATATATTGAAGAATCAAAAAAATTATTAAAACCAGCTATTGATAAACGTAATAAAAAGTTTGGTGACAAAGGTGACATGGGTCATGTATTTCATTCAACAACATTAATAGGAGATCCTAACTTTAAACAATTACAAGATTACATAGGTGCAACAGCTCACAACTTATTGATTGAAATGGGTTTTGACATGTCTGGTCATCAGTTATTTACTACAGAAATGTGGGTACAAGAGTTTGCAAAAAAAGGTGGTGGACACCATACTTTACATACACATTGGAATGGTCACATATCAGGTTTTTATTTTTTAAAAGCTAGTGAAAAAACTTCATTACCATTATTTGAAGATCCACGTGCAGGAAATGTAATGAATCTTCTACCAGAAAAAGATAAATCAAAAGTAACTTACGCATCATCAGCAATAAATTATCAAGTTAGACCAGGTCGAATGATATTTTTTCCATCATATATGCCACATCAATACATTGTTGATATGGGTTATGATCCTTTTAGATTTATACATTGGAACTGCCAAGCAATACCAAAAGGAGTATTAAATGTCGTTTAAAAAAAATAAATACACAGTATTAAAAAAAGCTATCTCACCTGAAATTGCAGAGTTTGTTTATAAATATTTTTTAAACAAAAGAGAAGTTGCAAGATTTTTATTTGATCAAAAGTATCTATCACCTTTTACAGAATATTATGGTGTATGGAATGATGAGCAAGTGCCAAATACTTATTCACATTATAGTGACATTGCAATGGAAACTTTATTACAACAAGTAAAACCAGTTATGGAAAAACACACTGGAATTAAGTTAAGTCCTACGTATTCCTACGCAAGAATTTATAAACAAGGTGATGTACTAGCTAGACATAAAGATAGATACTCATGTGAGATATCTACTACATTAAATTTAGGTGGTGATCCTTGGTCAATTTATTTAGATCCAACGGGTAAGACAAGTCAGGCTGGTATTAAAGTCGACCTCAACCCTGGAGATATGTTAATATATTCTGGTTGTGATCTTGAACATTGGAGAGAAGAATTTAAAGGTAAAGACTGTGGTCAAGTATTTTTACATTATAATAAAGCTAGTTCTAAAACAGCTAAAGAAAATTATTTAGACAAGCGACCTTTACTGGGTGTGCCTGCTTGGTTTAAAGGTACAGCATTGACAAAATTAAAAAAATAGTCTATACATTAGGCTTGCAGGGGGATGATCCACCACTGATTCCCTCTGCTTTAAACATATTGAAATCACCCACAATCTGCTATAATACCTAATAAACAGGATTTTTATATGCTACAAAAACTAGGTTTTTTACCCGGATTTAATAAACAAGTTACATCTACAGGTGCAGAGTCTCAATGGATAGACGGAGAAAATGTACGTTTTAGATATGGTACACCTGAAAAAATAGGTGGTTGGAATCAATTAGGTGCATCAAAACTTACAGGTGCAGCTAGGGGTTTACATCATTTTGTAAACAAAGCATCTACTAAATTTGCAGCAATAGGAACCAATAGAATTTTATATGTATATTCTGGTGGTGTGTTTTATGATATACACCCGTTAGTTAATCCATCAGGTACAGCTATTACAAGTGCGTTTAGCACGACTAACGGATCACCAACTGTAACTATTACATTTCCAACATCTCATAATTTTCAAGCAGGTGATATAATTTTATTTGGTGATACATCTACATTTAGTGCTATTACAGGTTCTAATTTTGGTGCCACAGATTTTTGTGACAAAACATTTATGGTAACAAGTGTACCAACAACAGATACTATAACTATTACAATGCCTAGTAATGAAACAGGATCTGGTGCAACAACATCAGGTGGTATAAAATACTATCAATACTATCACGTTGGACCGGCAGAACAAATAGGTGCTTTTGGTTGGGGTATTGCATTGTGGGGTGGTAATTTATTAGGTGCATTAACCAATACACTAGATGGAGCTATTAGTGCTACATCAGGCGGAAACAATGGTTCTGCTACAGAAATTACATTAACCAATGCAACAGGTTTTCCTTCAACAGGTACGAACCATGTTACAATAGGAACAGAAGAAATATCTTATACAGGTATTTCTGGAAATAAATTAACAGGTATAGGAAGAGCGGCTAGAGGTTCAACAGCTACTACTCATTCTAATGGTGCAACAGTAACTAATTCATCTGGTTTTACTGGATGGGGATCGCCAGCAGCTAACACTGACCAAGTAACAGATCCAGGACTATGGTCCTTGGACAATTTAGGATCAACTCTTATAGCATTGATACATAATGGTGAGTGTTTTGAATGGGACGGTGATGCAGCTAATGCAACAGCAACACGTGCAACTATTATAACTGGTGCACCAACAGCGTCACGTGATATGTTAGTCTCTACACCTGACCGTCACTTAGTATTTTTTGGAACAGAAACAACTATTGGTGATAAAACAACACAAGATGATATGTTTATAAGATTTTCTTCACAAGAAAATATTAATGATTACACACCTACAGCTGAAAATAGTGCTGGTACACAAAGACTGGCCGCTGGATCACGGATCATGGGTGGTAAACTAGGTAGAAATGCAATTTATATTTGGACAGACACATCTTTATTTACTATGAGATTTGTTGGAACTCCTTTTACATTTGCTTTTGAACAGGTTGGTACTAACTGTGGATTGATTGGTATGAATGCAGCAGTTGAAGTTGATGGTGCTGCGTACTGGATGTCAGAAAATGGTTTCTTTAGATACACTGGTAAACTAGAATCTATGGACTGTTTGGTAGAAGATTATGTTTATGACGATCTTAACACAACATCTAATCAATTAGTTTATTGTGGTATTAATAACTTGTTTGGTGAAATTACTTGGTTCTATCCAACAAGCACATCTAATGTAGTTAACAGAGCGGTTACATATAGTTATCTAGATTCAACATCTAAAAGACCTATATGGTTTACAAATGCAAGTTCTTTGTTTCCAAGAAGCACGTGGGAAGACTCTTCTGTATTTGGTTTACCTCATGGGACTAAATACAATGCAGGTGATGATGCATCGTACGATGTAACTGGTAATACAGATGGAACAACAATTTATTTTGAACATGAAACAGGTGTTAATCAACAAGAGGCAGCAACAGCTGCTGTTGCAATTCCAGCAAACATTACTTCAGGTGATTATGATATTACACAAAAAGTTATTAGAGGGGCTGCAACTAACTTAGGTGATCTTAGAGGTGATGGTGAAAACATAATGAGAGTTAGTAGAATTATACCAGACTTTATAGCACAACAAGGAAACGCTATTGTACAATTAGATTTAAGAAATTATCCAAACGATGTTGCAGCTAGCTCATCATTAGGTCCTTTTACAGTATCTTCTACAACAGATAAAGTAGACACACGGGCTAGAGGTAGAGCTATAGCTCTTACAATATCTAATACTGCTGTAGATACAAGTTGGAAGTTAGGTACTTTTAGGTTAGATATACAAACTGGAGGAAGACGATAATGTCAGTAGATAAAAAAATTAAATATGATATGCAAGGTGGGGTTAGAAATTATCTTGGTAAACAAAAAGAAATTAAAGCTCCTTTAAAATGGCAGTCTAGTCCAAACCATCCTTCAACAGAATTAGCTTATATTACACAAGCAGAAAAAAATTTACTTGTTAAACAAGATTTACATGGATCATTAAATGGTAAACCTAATAAAGGTCCATCGGGTATTATAAGTTTAAACGGTGGGGGTTTTGGGTCAGAAGATAAAGGTACTAATGATGATGGTAGTGCCAATAGTGGTAATGATGGTAGAGAAGCTGGAGCTATAGCAAACCAAACTCAATCTACTACTACTACAACAACATCTCCAAGCACTACTCATAATCCTCATACAGATTCTGGATATTCTACAACATCTACACCTACTAAATCTAAAACTCCTACAGGTCCAACTAACATACATGACGATAATCCAAATGCACCAGAAGCCTATGAAATAATTGGTGGTGTAAAATTTGATGTAACACCAGACACAATAGATGAAAGAGAAAGAGCAAGGGTTAAACAATCAATACTAGACGCACCTATTCCAAATATAACAGATAAAGGTATAAGTTTTTTTAAAGACGGAAATTTATTAACTAATTCTTTTATGCCTGGTGACAATCCTTTAGGTAAACCAAAATTTTCCATGGGAAATTTATTACTTAATGCAGGTATGTTTGCAATTAATCCTGGATTGTTTGCAAAATATAGAAAAGCAAAATCATTATACTCGGGAGCAAAATTTGTAACAGATACTCTTTCAAATCTTACAGGAAAAAATGTTAGTAAACCATTTCAGACAGTAGAAAAGTTAACTAAAAACATAGGACTTAAAGATAAAAATGTTATAGAATCTTTTAAAAATTCTTTAACAAATAATTTAGTTTCTAAAAGTAAACCTATTTTAACTTCTAAACGTAAACCTGTTATTAATACAAATACAGACGATAATAGTAATGATGGAATAGTTTCATTAGAAAAAATGGATTTACTACAAGATGAATACAAAACACTATTACAAAAAGGTAATCTTAATGACGAAGAACAAGTTAGATTCAATATGTTAAAAAATATGTTAGGGATATAATGGCTAAGATAGTACAAACATTAACCAGAGCAAGTGATGAGTATGAAGCAGATATAGCACAGTCTTTAGTTAGAGATTTAGATGCTGTGTTAGAGAAATTAAACACAACATTTCAAGAAGAATTAAAACAGGAGATAGAAGCTAGAAGTTTCTTTTTAGATTAATGGCAGTAGTAAACCAATATAAATTTGTAGGTATAGATAACAGCACAAGTGGTAGTGCACTTACGCCATTAGGGTCAGGTGTTCCTGCAGTCAATGAAACTATAGTTATTAAATCTATACTTGTTACATCAGCTGGTACACCCAGTGTAACTGTTCTTAACAATAGTATTACAGCCATTAAATCTGTAGCATTAACAGCTAATCAAACAAAAGAATTATTAACACAACCGCTAATAATAGAAGGTGGAAAAGCCTTTACAGTACAATCAAGCACAACAGACTCGTTTGATGTAGCTATTAGCTATCTAAACATTAAGAAAGAGGTAACAACATAATGAAAGTATATGACGCTAAAGTAGAAGAAACTTACAGACACAAGGAAACAGGAGAGGTTTTTAAGACAAGAAAAGAATGGGAAGTTAAAGGTTATAAAAATGAAGACATGGCACAAGATGTAAAAGTTATCATGCCAGCTCTTGATTTAGTAGGAAAAACAAAGTAAACTGACAAAACCATGGGAATAGAAGATATACAAATTTCAGAAGAATTGACGACTAACGCACCATCTATAAAATATAGTGGTGATGAAGGTCCTAAATCCCCTCAACAAATGCAGGAGATGATGGTAGCTCAACTAGAAGAAGAGTACTCTAAGTATCTTGATGACATGATGGAACAAGGATTAGATCCTATGTCCTTTGAAGAATTTTTACAACAAGCTTTAGCTGAAGGTCAAATGGCTGGTGGCAATCCATTACCACAAGACCCAACAAAACCAGTAAATCCTTTTCAACCTAAACCTACAGGACCAGTATTGCCTGACAGACAGATGGCAGCGTATGGTGGTATCATGGGTGTTGATGGTAGAAAACAATATGGTGTTGGATCATGGTTTCAAGAAAATGTTATGGATCCGTATAAAAGAAATGTATTAGGCCAGACTCAAGAAAAAATAGATGAAGACTCACAAGACAGAGTTGATAGAGAAGATGCAATGTATGGTGAAAATTATGAAAATCCTATTGATACTTTTTTAAAAGGAAAACGTAAAGATCCTGATGATCCAGATAGTGAACGTAGCGGTGGACAAGCTCAAAATATTTTACCAGCAATTGGTGGTATTGTAGCAGGATTGTTTACTAAAAAAGGAGAAGATGGAACTTCTAATGCTATGTCTCCAGATGAAACAGCGTTAGCGTTAGCAGACCTTAAAAAAACTGCAAACATATTAGATCAAAAACAAGCTATGGCAGCAAATTTAAATTTTACACCTAGCGTGGATTCTAGAAAATATTCACCTCAAGAAATGATTGAAGTATATCAAAACGCAGCTAACGGTGGGAGAATAGGATATCAAAATGCAGGTCCTGTTCTTGATGAACAAACAACACAAATGATTTTAGATATGCATGGAAGAGGTATGGATATAGATACTATTCAAACCATAACTCAACAAGATCCTAACGCTATTAATGCTATAATAAATTCACAAAATTTACCTAAACAGATGCCTAGAGAAATGGCCGAAGGTGGAATCATGGACCTTGGTGGTATGGAAAAAGATTACAGAGCTGAAGGTGGATTTGTACCTATTGGAAGAGAAGAAAAAGCAGACGATGTGCCTGCAAGATTAAGTGTAAATGAGTTTGTATTTACTGCAGATGCTGTTAGAAACGCAGGTGGTGGAGATATAGATCAAGGTGCACAAGTTATGGAAAACATGATGAAACATTTAGAACAAGGTGGACAAGTATCAGAAGAGTCACAAGGAATGCAGGGTGCTCGAGATATGTTTGCAACATCAGAACGATTAAGCGAGGTTATATAATGGCAATAGAACAAGTACAAAATTTACCACAACAATACGTAACAGATTTAGGTGTTGACTATGGAAAACAATTAGCAGGATTAACATCTATACCACTAGATACAGATAGACTTGCACCACAAGTAGCAGCTCAAGATCCATTACAGCAACAGTCTTATAATTTAGCAGGACAAGGTGTTGGTGCTTATCAACCTTTTCTTACACAACAAGCAGCATATTCAGGACCACAAGCTTATCAAAATTTTACGTCTCCTTATCAACAAGATGTAATTGATGCAACAATGTCAGAATTTGACAAACAAACTCAAGCAGGTCTAACAGGTATAGGTCAACAAGCAGCGATGTCTGGAAACTTAGGTGGAGGACGTGAAGGTGTGATGAGAGCAAATTACATGTCTGATCAAGACGCTAATAGAGCATTGATTCTTGCAAAATTAAATCAACAAGGATTTAACCAAGCTAACTTAAATGCACAAACAGCATTTAATCAACAAGGACAATTAGGTCAAAACGTACAAGATTTTCAAACAGCAGATATTAACCAGTTGGGTCGATTGGGCGGACTACAACAGGCACAAACACAAGCGGTACTTGATGCACAAAGAGAAGCAAATAGATTAGAAGCATTTGAACCTTATGAAAGATTAGGTACATATGGTTCAGGAGTTGCAAGTCTATTCTCTGGTAATGCACCATTTGGTAACCAGTCAACAATAACACCTAACGCCACACCATTACAAACGGCTCTTGGAACAGCTAGTGTTCTAAGTGGTATCTTTGGTGGCGGTAGTCAAGCGCCTAACAAAGCGTTTGAAATGGTATAGGTTAACATGAGCAGAATAATGAATAGACCTATGTTTAGAAAAGGTGGTAGTGCCGGTGAAGGTATTACATCTGGACTAAGACAAGGATACAAAGATCCTGCAGGAAGTGTTGAACAAAATGATCTTTCTAAAATAGATATTAGAAACATGAACATGCAACAGTTAAGAGATCTTGCAGAGCAAGTGTCTTACAAGGCACCACCAATGCCGGTAGATAATTCTATGAGAGATTTTAAAATAGACTTTGGTTTAGATTTAATTGGTAGACCTGCAGCAGGAAACATATTTCAAACAGCAGCGCTATCGGCTAAAGAACCATTTTCTAATTTTAGATCAAGCAGAGCAGCGTACGACAAAGGCATAAGTGATAGAGCTATAAACAAATACAATAGCGAAGCAGATATGTTTAAAACATTAATTGGTGCACAATCTGATATACTTGGATCAGATACAGGTGGTAAAACATACAGAGATTTAGAAATAGCTAAACAATTAGAATTAATTATTCCTAAAATATACGAAATACAAGGTAGAGTTGACGATGGTACTGCAACGGATGATGACTTAATTCAATTAGATATATTAAAAACTCAAAAAAATAACTACACTAAAAGCAATCCAGTAACAGAAGGTGCTATAGAATTATTTATTAAATCAGCTGCTGGTCAAAATTTATATAATTCATTATCAGAAGAAAACTTGGACAATAACCCTGGTAAATATAGTGGAGAAGAGGATGTACAGTTATACATAGATACTATTGCACAAATTAAAAAGATACTTGGTCAGTTTTCCGGTGGTGGTAGAGCAGGCTACGCAAACGGTGAGATGGTTGAAGAACAGGTTACTGAAACAGAGACCATGGCCCCCGGACCAATGGGTGATGCATCTAACAATTTAATTAGTTATGATCAACTAAGAGCAAGATTACCAGCAGAGATTACAGATGATATTGTAGAGCTTATGTCAAACAGTGCAGAAGCGTTAGAAGACTTTGCCATGATTTCAACACAAGCAGATGTAGATCAATTCAATAGAAAATATAGCGTTAATTTAGTACTACCAGCGGAGGCGTAACATGGCCGATACAGCCTACGAACGATTTCTCAAAGATCCGGACAAGAACGAAGCTGTTGAAGTTGATATAAAAAATCAAAAACCTTTAGACTTGGACCAAGTCAAACTTAAAATACAAGAAGAACTTTCATCACAAACTAAACCTAAAAGACCTGTGAAGTGGTTGGCTATGCCTGATCCTAAAAACATCATGAGTTTATACTATCAATTGAATCCTGCAAAAAGAGCAATTGATTCATATTTTATGGATCCAAAACTTAAAGAAATATCTCCGGATATTAAACAGGTTGTTAAAGAATTACCTGATGCAAAGGCACCTAGTTTTAGAATAAACAACAAAGAAATTACACAGGAAAGAGATTACACAACAGGTCTAGATGAAATAGCAAAAGGAATAGATTCAGGTATTCATGATCTTCAGCATAGTTTAGGATCATTATTATTTGCAGGTACCGATCTTGCAGCTAACACAAATTTTTTATCTAAGTTTGAAAAAGTAATGGAAGAGAATGAACCAACTCGTCCTGAAACATGGAGAGGAGAACTTACATCTATTCTTACACAGTTTGGTATACCTGGTGTAACGATAGCTAAAATTGTAGGAAGAATACCCGGTGTTGTTAAAGTAAAAAAAGCAGCGGACGCTGTCAAAGGTGGTAAGCTTAGAAAAACAAGTCAAGTAGCAACACGAATAGTTGAGGGTGCCGCTATTGTAGGAGCAACAGATTTTATAGCATCAGAACCTGGAAGAGAATCTTTATTTTTTAAACCAGAAGACACAAAAGGTTTAAGTGGTAGAGAAAAAGCAGGAGCAGAACTTAGAAACAGAATTAAGTATGGTATGGAAGGAATGACAGTTGGTGGTGGTTTTCCATTAGTTGGTAAAGCAACTCAGTTAGGATACAAATATTTTGGAGCACCATTAATGGTTAATAAATTTGGCATAGGTGTAGCACAGTTAGGTGCAAAAGGAATTAACACGGCTGTAGTTAAACCTGTAGAGTTATTACTAGGTAATAAATTAGTAGCACCTCTAACAAAAGCAGGATCAGAAACATTACAAAAAGCAGGTAAGTTTACTGTAAGTAAAGTGGTGGCACCTTTATTGGTGTCAGGTATGTCGGGTAAAATTGTAAGACAGTTACCGCCGTTTGACAAATGGAGACTACAATCAGTAACATCACCTAACAAAGTAAATAGAAATGTTAAAAGAATAGATAATTTTTTATCATGGTTTAGATCTTATGGTAAACAACCTAAAGACATTGAAGGTGTAAGTGAACAAGTTACATTGTACATTAAGAGTAGAGCTAGAAAAATAGATAGAACCTACGAAGGTTTAGAAAAATCTGCGTACAATTTAGCTAAAAAATTTCAAGATGACTACAATGCTAAAACTACATCACCTGCTATTCAAAGATACTATGCAGATGAAATAAAAGAAATAGCTAACAATCTTTTAAAAGATGCAGACGCAGTAGTAAAAGGTGAAAGAAAATTAAATGATCTACCACAAGAATTACAGGCACTAACAAAAGATTTAATTAATGATATTAAAAAAATTCAAACTGAATTTAAAAAAGTATTACCAAAAGGTAAAGATGCAGATGAACTAGCAAAAGATTTAGCTACGGTTGAAGTAAATAATATTGGTAAGTATTTAGTAAGATCTTTTCAAACATTTAGAAACCCTGAGTATGTTCCACCAAAAGATGTTATGGACAAAGCAATTAGTTATTTAGTTAACAATGTCATTAAAAAAAATACAAACCTAAAAGAATCTGCAAGAAATACTTTTCCAAAACTAGATGCAGAAAAAGCTTACATTGAGTCTGCTAAAATGCATGCAGAAGATATACTAAGAATGGGTAAAGCTGAAGACAAAGCACCACTAACTCAGTTAAAAGAAATAGGAACTCGTGTATTACAAAACGATAAATTTAAGTTTTTAAAAACAGGAGAAGAGTTACCTGATGCAATAAAAAATTTATTGGGTCCTGAAAGAAATTTAAAAGCATCTGTAGCTTATACAACTGCAGAGGCTATCTCTTCCATGGCTAACAAAAGAGCAGCAGATTACATTGCAAACTCTGGATTAAAAAATGGTTGGTTGTTTAATACTTTAGAAGATGCAACTAACGCAGGTTTTATAGGAGCACAACAAATTAAAAGTGTACCGAGACTTGGTATAATGAAATCAAATTTATTAAACAAATGGGCATCACCTGAATATGTAGAAGCGTTTGCAGGTGTTGGTGGTTCTTTAGATAAACTTGTAGAAAATGCAGTGTATCGTTTTTTCTTACAATCTAAAGTTGGTGTACAGATTGGTAAAACATTGTACTCACCACAAACACAAGTTAGAAACGTAACATCAGCTTCTTTCTTTGCGCTGATGAATGGCCACATAGGTGGTAGAGCTAGTGTTACAGATGCCATGCAGATTGTTGCAAGAGATATATTTAAAGCCGGTGGTAACAAAATTGATGAAGTAGAGTTTAATGACTACGTAGAAAAATTAGTACGTCTTGGTGTATGGGATGAAAACGTTGTAGCTGCAGAATTAAAATCTGTATTACAAGATATAAAAGGCAACGTTATAAATACTACAGATAAATTATTTGATAGACTAATGAAAATGGCACCTACAGATAAAGTTGCAAGACTATATGCAGGTGGTGATAACTTATGGAAAGGTTATGGTTTTGAATTTGGTAAGTCACAATTGTATCAAGCATTAAAAAATTTAGATGATGTTAAAGAATGGTTTAAATATATGGGTAAAGAATTTGATCCTATTAATACAGTTACAGGTCAGAAAAAAACATTTGATGATGCGATAGAAGAAGCGTCAGCATTTTTGTTAAGAAACACATACCCAACATACAGTAAAGTGCCACCAATTATTCAAAATATAAGAAAACTTCCAATTGGAAACTTTATATCTTTTCCTGCAGAAATACTTAGAACAGGTGCAAACATTATCAGTACAGGTTTAAAAGAGGCTGCACATCCTAATAATGCCATAAAACAAATGGGTATCAGAAGATTAACAGGTGCTTTTTTAACTAGTTACGCTGTTGGAAAAGGATTTAATGAATTATCACAAGCATTAACTAACTCTACACAATCACAATGGAACGCATACAAAAGATCATCAGCCGCATCTTGGGATTCAACGTCAAACTTGTTAGCAGTAAAAGGTTGGAAAAATGGTGAAAGCGCTGCAATTAATTTTTCATACTTTAGTCCTTACGATAGTTTATATCAACCATTAGACGCAGCGATTGCACAAGCACAACAACAAAATTTAAACCCACAAGAAACAGAACAGTTTGTAATGAATTTAATGTTTGGAGAAGATGGACCTGTAGCTAAGTTTTTAGAACCATTCATATCAGAACCATTAGGTTTTGATAGATTTATAGATGTGACTACAAGAAATGGTATAAAGGATGGTGGTGGATCTGTGTACACACGATCAGATGACCTTGGAGATAAGTTTTTAAAATCATTAGTTTACGTATTAGATGGTGTTAAACCAGGTGTAATTACAAGTAGTGAAAAAATAGGAGATGCATTATCAAAAGATTTAACTAAGGGTGGTAAACCAGTTAACTTGTCTGACGAATTACTAGCTTTGTTTACTGGAACACGGATCATTAGAATTGATGTTAAGAAAGACCTTAGATATTTTACATCTACAATGAACAGATTATTAAGAGCTGTTGATGAAACAGAAGGTTTCTACAGTGTAGAAGATTTTGCAAACAAAACACCAACAGACATGGTTAGAATATATGACAACATGCAAAAAGAAGCATTTAGAATACAAAAAGATATGTACATTAGAATTAAAGACTTAGAGTTATTAGATTTAAAAAAATCTAAAATATATGAAATAATGTTAAAACAGGGTGCATCTAGACAGTTGATTAATAATTTATTGTCTGGAAGATTTACACCAGTTAACTATTCTAAACCTAGATTTGAAAGTAAAGTTAGAATAGTAAAAGATCAAATGAGAAATTTAACTAAAGATAACGAAGAGTTTAGATATAGAGCCAACAGATCTTTCTTATTTCCACAAGTAGAATTAGATAAAGTAAAAGGAAAATACAATGGTATTAAATTTTTTCCTAAAATATTAAATGAAGAAACAGGAGAAAGAGAAGGTGGTTACAATCCTGATAATGAGAATTACAAAGTAGATAAAGAAGGTAGATTAATGTTAGATGAAAACAAAAATCCTATAAAAGAAGATGGATTTATTATGGATAAAATTAAAAAAGTACCTGGCATGATAAAAGATTTAGTGTTACCTGGTTCACCTGGATTTACAAGTAAACCAACAACACCACCATTAGGTAACACACCTATGCCTATGAAAATGGCTAGCAATACGCAACAAAAAAACCCACAAACAAACTTGACACGTAACGAAGAAGCGTTACTATCTCCAACAGAAAAGGTAATAGCAAGTAGAACATAATGAGCAAAAACGCATTACAAAAAATAGAAGATCATGAGAAGCTTTGCAGGATTATGCAAAAGCAGACGCATGACAAAATTCACAAAATAGAAAA